TAAGAATTATAGTATTATTATTAACGATCTAAATAATACTAAATATGATAATGAACAACTTATTATTATTAAATATTTTTCGGATTCTTTAAAATATTATTATAAAATAACTATTCATTGTAATGGTTATATAAATGTTAAATTTTATTTAGGTAATAAATCAAAATATTCTATCGAAAAAGTATTAAAATTAAAAACAGATATAACAAAACTATTTAAAGATATTCGGGAATTTAATGATGTTTCATTAAAATCACAAATAAGTTTAAAAGCAAATAATTTTTCAAAAGAATTATTTATAAAAAATAGTTCTAGAATATATAATTTTATAAATATACAAGATAATTTTTATATTTATAATAGAACTTCAAATAATACACAAAGTTATGATATTAACACTTATATTAAAGAATTATATAATACTTTTAAACCTAGTCCAGAAGAAATAGTATCAATATTATTACCACAAATTGATAAAAAAGAATTATCTGCAAAAGAATTATTAATATTAGTTAATAATGTTATCAGTGATGAAGAAATTAATTTAACAAAAACAAAAAAAATATATTTTACACAAAAAACTTTTTTTACAATTAATAAAACCGATACTTATAAAATAACCATTACTGTAAATAATATAAAATCAATTTTAGAATTAGGTTATTTCAATTTTTGGTTATCTAAAATTACTTATAATAATTCTAAACAACTTAAAAAACCTGATAAAAAACCAATTTCATCATCATCATCTTCTTCATCAAAAATAGCAAGTGATAGTTCTGATAATTCATTAAAATCATTTGATTCTAATGAATCATTAAGTGGTGGTGTACCTTATAAAAATACAAAAATTAAACAACTAAATACTCTAAAAATATTAGATCCTGATCTATTTAATGAATCTTACAATACAAAAACATATGCACAAACTTGTCAAGGAAATCGACAACCTATGGGATTAACTAATGAAAAATTTGAAAAATATAAACAAAATGTTGATAATTATTTAGTTATTAATAAAAATACTTACTTCTGTCCTAGATATTGGTGTCCTATTAGTGAAAAACCAATTATTGATAAAAATAAAGAAACCTGTGGTAATCCAGATGAAACCCCAATAGATATTTATTCAACAAAAGCCGGAACATTTAATAAATCAGATGAACCTCGTTATGTAGCATATTATAATCAAAATTATTTGAAACCATGTTGTTATATTAAAAATAAACAAGTAGTTATTAAAGAAGATAATCCCCCTACAACAATTTCAAATCAAGCAACAACTAATAAAACAACTGATAATAATAGTGCAAGTAATATACATATTTACACTGTATATAATAGAGAGATACCCGATAAACGTTATGGAATATTACCCCCATCAATATTAGAAATAATTAATGATAATTCTGCTGGTTTAGTATGTTCTAAAAAATTAAAATCAAAATTATGTGCTTTTAGAACTGGAATACCAAATAAAAATAAAGATTTAATGGATATATTAACATTTTTATTAAATTATGAAACTCGTGATGATTTAGTAAAAGCAATATATAATAAATTAGATTTAGTTAAATTTATATCACTTGAGAATGGTTATATAGCACGTGAATTTATGAAACTTGCAATTTATAAAAATCAACGTAAAATAAGTCAAAAAATATTTAAACGTAATTATGATATCAAAATAAATGAAAAATCTTTAAAAAATATTCAATTTGCTTTTAATGAATTTATAGATTATTTAAGATACCAAAAAGTCTTAAATCCACATTATTTATATTCTGTTATTGCTTTAACATTACAATATAATTTATATATATGGAAATCTAAAAATGAAAATAATTTTACATTTTTATTACCATTATATGTAAGTTATAATGATATTAAATTATTATCAGGAACTGAAAAAGCTATTAATATATTCTTTAATACAGAAATTAATATGTTTGAACCTATTGTATTAAAATCAACAAATAATATTCAATATACTTTTGATTTTACTAAAAAAAATGTTAGATTAGAAAATGAATCTTCAATTGATTTTACTATATTAGATAAACTATTAGAATATATTACTTTAAATAAATTTGGTTATAAAATAAAAATTGTTTTATTAAATAATAATTTAACAGTAAATCATTTTGTATTAGACAATAATGCTATCATAAAATGTAAATTAATAGAACCAATTTTATTAAATAAATTATTTGAAATTATAGAATGTAGAGAAATACAATTATATGATGAATTTATGTATAATGATTTTGAAAAAAATTATAATCTCACTAATATTACTGATTTTGAAATTATACATAATAATCTAAAACAACAATTATTTAATGATACTATCATTATTTATAATAAAAATATTCAATTAACTTCAGAAAAAAATAATATACTTACTGATGTTGATCATATTTATGCTAATAATATTACTGATTCTATTTTTCAAAATGAAATAGAAAATCATAAAGATATTAGAGATTGGTATAATTCTTTTGATTTTAATAATACCTTTTTAACTGATAAAATTACTTACAATAAAGGTAATTATTCTTTTAGTAATAAAGCAATCAATCAATATATTACATTTTTTGATAATAAATATAAAACAAATATCATTAATAATGATATCAATAATAATGTTAAACTACATAATAGTATAATAGTCGATCTAAATAATGTAGATTTTACTAAAGGTAATATTCATAAATTACCTAGTAAATGGAATAGTTATAATTTTCATTATGTTTATAGTAATAATTATACAAATAATACTATATTTGAATTTATAGTAAATATAACAAAAATAGATAAAACAGATGATATTAAAAAATTAGGAATTAATAATATAAAGAAAACATTTGGATCATATGATGGATTTATTTTATTATGTTATTTGTTAAATTATAAAAGTATAATATATAATTATCTAAATATTGCATTAAATACACCAATACAAATTGTTTATGATAAATTTAATAAATTTAATAATATTAAAAAAGAAGAATTTATTAATAATATTATTCCTAAATTTGATACATCAGAAATACATTTATATTCAGTTGCTGAATTACTTGATATTATTATCATTGTTATACATCATAGAACTTATGCTTTATTAAATAAATCTACAGAAAAACCAAAACGTAATAGTATTGAAGATATAGGTGAAACTTGTAATATGTTTATTAATAATAAATTGAAAAATAGTAATTATGATAAGTATCCATTAATTATTATATATTCAGACGAAAATCGTTTATATTTTGTTAATAAACAATATTATACAGAAATCTCTAAAGCACCCGATAATATTAAAGAAATTATTAAATATAAACTTAAAACTTTTAAGAAATTGGTATAAAAGATTACCATTACATCATATATATATATATATACATCATATATATAATGACCGAAATTGTTGAAGATACTCTTGAAGAAAAAACACCAACCGAAGAAGAATTAGATGATTTTAAAAACAAAATGGCTGAATGGTTAAAAATGGATGAACAAATTAATAAATTATCTATTGCTATACGTGAAAGACGTAAATTACAAAATGCTTTATCTGGTTATATTAAAGACTTTATGTTTAAATTTAATTATCACGATGTTTCTATTAATAATTCTAAAATTAAAGCAAGACAACGTGAATCTTTAGTTCCTTTAAAAGTTAATGATATTAAAGCTAAAATGATTGAATATAAAGATCTTAGTGGAGAAGATCTTATTAACAAAATATTTGAAAATCGTGAGAAAAAACTTGTTAATACTGTTAAACGTATTGTTCCTAAAATTAAACATTTAGAATTATAATTATCTTTCAAATATTTAAAATGCTATCTTTATCCACTGGCGATTTAATTTCCATTAATCGTAGTTGCTTAACTGCTACAGGTATTTCAGTCGCCTTATATTCTTATGCTAGTAAATATGAATCTAATACACGAAAAGCAGGTATTATTAAAGATGTTGCTATTGTTTTAATGATTTATACACTTATTTGTTTAATATTATTTAATGGTATCGCCATTATGTCAAAAAATACAAATATTATTATTATTGGTTATGCACTTTTAACTATTATTGCACTTTGTATTGCTATCTTTATGATCTATACAAATCTAAACTAATGTTAAAATACTTGCACAACCTTCCGATAAACCATCTAATGCTTTATCCGTTATATTATAATTCTTTATTAAATAAAATATTGTTAAATATTCTATTTTTGTTATTTTTTTACGATCAATTACAGATTTTATTATTAATTTCATATCATCTTCTGATAATCTTCCATCTCCACGACCCTTTATTTGTTCATCTGCTATATCTAAAATAGCTTTATCATATTTTATACCATCAATTTCTTTATAATAACTCATTTATTTATATAAAAATATTTTTGTTATTGTAGTTTCTACACAAAATATATAATGTATTAGTGTTCCTAAAATTATTAAAATTATAAAAACTAATATTATATTTAATTTAAAATAATATGCAATTATTATTGCACCTATAAATGTTAATAATACATCCATTATTGCTATATCCATAAATCTATAAGAATGTATTCCTTCTCTTTCTTTACCAAATATATGTCTATAATCACATAGAAATGTCATTTTAATTTATATGTAGTTATAATATCTTTCAATTCATTTGGTTTTAATGCTATGTTATTTTTACTATCTTTCAAATAAATACCATATTTACCTACTACTATTTTCAATTCATCTTTATATTCTATCGGTAATTTTACCAAAAATGTTATATCACTCTTTAATAACTTTTTCTTATTAAGTTGTTTTAAATATCCTTCGTAATTTATATATCTCTTATCACTTGTTAATATACATTTTCCATATCGAGTATTTATTATCTTTGATTCTTCAATTATCGTGCGTTTAGGTGCGTTTAAAATTGATTCATCTATCGTTTTATTAAACTTATCCAATATCTTTTTATAATCTACTTTACCTTCTGCTACCAATTCTATTTGTTCTTCCATTATTTTTGTTGTTTCTGGATTTATTATATATGGGGCTACTTCATTCAAATATTCTACGATTTCTTTACCTATTTCGGTATTTCTTATCATTTTATTATTTCCTTTTGTATATAACTCTAATTCTACTTCTTTTTCTTCTGTATAACCATCTTTTATCTTGAAATATTCTTTCGCTTTTATTTGTTCCTTAGGATTACTACAATATTCTACATAGTTTTTACTAAATAATGATGATACTATTGTAGCATATGTAGATGGTGTTCCTATTCCTTCATTTTCCATTAACTTTATAATTGTTGTATCATTATACAATGTTAATTTATTTACTGATGCTTCCGTATATACTTTTAATATTTTAAGTTTATTTGGAAATTTTAAAGTTTCTTTAGAAATCTCTTTTTTATCTAGTATTAAAAATCCATCAAATTTTAACACTTTTTTAATTGTTTTAAATATATCTTTATCATATTTTAATTCTATATTATATTGATCATACAACGCATAACTTAATTGACTCGCTAATGATCTTTTATAAATTAATTTATATATCTTATTTTGTATATCATCTTCGGTTAAACTTGTTTTATTAATATTTGTTATCCTTATACATTCATGCGCTCCTGGTTTAAAATTATAATTATTTGGATTTGAATATTTTTCACCATAATTTTCTAAAACATATTTCTTAGTTTGAAATTTAAATTGATTACTTACAGAATATGAAGATGTTCTATGATACGTAATATAACCCGATTCATACATCTTTTGTAAAAGATCCATCGTTTGTTTGCTTGACAAACCAAAAGTATAACTACAATCCATCTGTAATGTTGAAGTTATATACGGTAGTGGTGGTTTTTGTATAGAATCTGTAGTATTATACGTTAAATTATAAAGTTTGTTAAAAACTATATTATCTATCTTTTCTTTATCACCTTCATACAATGTATTTAATAAATTATTATCAAAATCACCTTTAATTTTATAAGTTATTTCTGGATTTGGATTATTTACATTATTTGTGTTTTTTACAATACATGCTAAGACCGGTGATTGTACTCTACCAGCAGATAAACTATTTATGTTGAAATAGTTCCATAGCAATGGAGAGAGTTTGTAGCCGAATAGACGATCGGATAGTCTCATTGTAATTTGTGCTTGAACATAATTGTAGTTAAGCTGATTTTTATTTTTAATACCTTCCAAAACAGCGGATTTAGTAATTTCGTTAAATACAACTCGATATGTTTGAATATTTTTATTTAAAATTTTAGTTACAGATTCACATATTTTATGACCTTCTATATCGTTATCACCTGATAAGTAACATACATCAACATTTTTTAATAATTTTTTAATATTATTAATAACTTTTAAGTTTATAAATTGATATAACGGTTTCCAGTTATCAAAATCTATAGACATTGATTTAGGATCTAAATCCTCTATATGACCAAATGTAGCAGCTGTAATGTAATTATCTGCTTCATCTTTTAAAAAATTTTGAATTTTCAAAGCCTTTTTATATGATTCAACAACAATTAATATCATTATAACTATCATATAATTAGTTAATAATAATCATTTTTATATTTAATTTGTTTTTTTTTGAGTCCATTCTTTAAAATATGGATTAGCTAAAAACTTAATTTTTTCATTTTCTGTCATTTGATTTTTAGTCCATTTTTGCTTTTGTGTACTTTGCCATTTTCCAATATTAATTTGACCGTAATTTTTATGATTAATTACTTCAGTTTGTTTAATTATTTCAGTTTGTTTAATTAATTCTCCTCGTTTAATTGTTAAATCATTCCATAGTTGAAACAAAGTTTCTTGTGGTATTCTTTTGTTTTCTTTTTTAATCCATTCTTTAAAATATGGATTACCTAAAAACTTAATTTTCTCATTTTCTGTCATTTGATTTTTAGTCCATGTTTGTTTTTTGTTATGTTGCCATTTTCCAATATTAATTTGACCGTAATTTTTATGATTAATTATTTCAGTTTGTTTAATTAATTCTCCTCGTTTAATTGTTAAATCATTCCATAGTTGAAACAAAGTTTCTTGTGGTATTTCTTTTTTTTCTTGTTCAGTCCATGCTTTAAAATATGGATTACCTAAAAACTTAATTTTTTCATTTTCTGTCATTTGATTTTTAGTCCATGTTTTTTTTTTTCTATATTGCCATTTTCCAATATCAATTTGACCGTAATTTTCATGATTAATTACTTCAGTTTGTTTAATTAATTCTTCTCGTTTAATTGTTAAATCATTCCATAGTTGAAACAAAGTTTCTTGTGGTATTTTTTTCTTTTCTTTCTTTTCTTTTTTTGTCCATTCTTTAAAATGTATATTCGCTAAAAATTTAATTTTTTGATTTTCAGTCATTTGATTTTTATTCCATTTTTGCTTTTGTGTATCTTGCCATATTCCGATATTAATTTCACCATAAGTTTCATCATTAATAACTTCTTTATCTTTTACTAATCTATTTTCTTCAATTGTTAAATCATTCCATATTTTAAACAAAATATCTTGTGGTATTTCTTTTTTTTCTTCTTCAGTCCATTTTTTAAAATGTGGATTTGCTAAAAACTTAATTTTTTCATTTTCTGTCATTTGATTTTTAGTCCATTTTTGCTTTTGTGTACTTTGCCATTTTCCAATATTAATTTGACCGTAATTTTCATGATTAATTACTTCAGTTTGTTTAATTACTTCAGTTTGTTTAATTAATTCTTCTCGTTTAATTGTTAAATCATTCCATAGTTGAAACAAAGTTTCTTGTGGTATTTTTTTCTTTTCTTTCTTTTCTTCTTCAGTCCATTGTTTAAAATACGGATTTTCTAAGAATTTAAATTTTTCATTTTCTTTCATTTGATTTTTATTCCATTTCTTCTTTTTTTCATCCTGCCACCCTCCAATTTTAATTTCACCATAAATTTTGTCATTAATAACTTCTTTACCTTTTGCTAATTCTCCTCGTTCAATTGTTAAGTCATTCCATATTTTAAATTTAATTTCAAATAATTCACTTAATGTTACACATTTAGTATTAAAATATAGTTTATTTAAAATTGTAGTTTCTTTTTCAATTTCTCTTTTAGTACCAGCAGTATCATAATCAACTGTAATACTTCTAATTTTAGAAGAAAATGTAGGATCTTCAAGTTTTAAATAATTTAACATATTACATATTTTATTGTTATCATCAGTCCATATAAATATATTAGCAATTTTACAAGGATTATCTTCATTTAATCTATTTGCCCTACACATTCTTTGAACTGTTCGTTTTTCACTTGTATTATCAGTAATATTGGTAATAAAAATACTATCACATTTAACGATATCAATGCCTTCATCTAATATACGAATACTAAACATTATATTAAGTTCATTTGAGTTAATATTACTTTCAAATCCTTCAATTTCTGTTTTACGTTTATTTGGTGTAACACTTTCATATATTTTAAAAGTATTTAATTTAATTCCGTGAAATGATTCAGCTTTTTGAATTATTAACTCTTCATAATCAAATATATCTTGTTTTGATGTTAAATAAATTATACATTTTTTAGAACCAGTAAATAATAATCCTTTAAGAATAAACATTATCTTAGTTTCAACATCACTTTGTTCAATAATTTCGTTTTCTTCATAATTAACATCAATTTTACCATCAATATTTAATGGTAAATATATTTGATAATCACATACTAATTTTTGTTGAATAGCATCACCTAGCGATAAATAATTGATTTCTTCAGTAATATTATTTTCTAATTCTTCTGTTTTAGTTCCAGTAAAAATATGTGAATTATTGATATTTTTAGCAATATCCCATATTTTATCTTCATCATATAGATTATGCCCCTCATCAATAATTAGCAAAATATTATAATCACTAAAATCAATTTTAGAAAATACATCTCTTGCGGTCTTAAAAGTAATTGAAATTAAATATTTATCTTTTTTAAGAAAATCATTAATTGTTTGTTCATCTATTTCATTATGATCACTATCAAATATAGCATTATCATAATCATTTAAATTATTAAGAATACAATTATGATTTTTATCAACTAATATTTTAAGAGGACTAATACAAATAATTTTATTATAACTTTTGGCTAAATGCGAAAATATAGTAGTTTTACCAGTTCCACAAGCCATTCTAGTTAAATAAATACCATTATTGTATTTTTTACAATTATTAATAGCATCAATTTGATAATCACGTAATTTAAATGGTTTAAGTTTAATATCAATTTTATTAAAATCAAGTTTTTCAGTTTTATAAATTGAATTACATTGTTGTGTATTTTGTTTAAAATCAATTTGTAATTTACAAGTATGATATACAATACCTGCTAATTTATTAGATTTTAAGAAAATACACATAATACTACTTAAGAATGTTCCAAGACAATTAGCAGTTAAAGTATTTTTTTCATTATAATGTTTAGCTTGCAATCCCTGATAACATTCTAATTCTTTGTTATATGTCATACCATCTAAACCATATTCACCAATACTATTATTAGTTTGTTGTAATAATCTTTTTTTACGTAGTTCATTATAACTGTGAATATAACCTGATTCAAATAACCATTCTTCGGGTATATTTTTCCAATGATAAGTAATGTCGTTATATTTGGTAAAATGATAATGAATCATATATTTTTCATATTGATCAGCTTCTTGCTTTATTTTATGTTTTTCATAACATATCATTCTTGCTATGTTATTCTTCTCTCTTTTTGACATATCCTATTCATATTATAATTAATAAGTTATCTTTATATAGTTTTGTGTAATTGATTACACGTAATTAATTACATACCAATAATAAAAATAATTTAAAATTAACATTTTTACATTTCAAACAGTCTTAATGATATTGGTATAATATCATTAAAATCAGCATAACAAGACAAGAAGGCATTATTATATTATCATTCAATATATATTTTTAAATGTTTAAGTCATTTTTTTATTTATAAAAATACACTATATCCATATAATAAAAATAACTGAATAATATTAAAACTGTATTGTTAATTCATAGAAATTACATTTAGAAATATCTTCATAATCTTTGATAGAATTATAAATATTTTTGTTGTAATTCATAGTAATAAAAATAATAAAATGTTAATATCATTTTTACTCATTTAAAGTATTTAGATTTATAAATAAAAATGATAACATTTTATTATTTTTATTAATGCCGAAGAAGTGTCCTCATAATCGTTTTAAACCATATTGTAAAGAATGTGGGGGTAGTCGTATTTGCCCACACGGAAAACAAAAACCACAATGTAAAGAATGTGGTGGTAGTGCTTTTTGCCCACATAATCGTTTTAAACCATATTGTAAAGAATGTGGGGGTAGTCGTATTTGCCCACACGGAAAACAAAAACCACAATGTAAAGAATGTGGTGGTAGTGCTTTTTGCCCACACGGAAAACAAAAATCAAATTGTAAAGAATGTGGTGGTAGTAGTATTTGCCCACACGGAAAAAGAAAATCAATTTGTAAAGAATGTGGTGGTAGTG